TTCTTTTTTGCGTTCTGCTCTATACGCATCAAAATCTATTGTTTTGCTCATAATCTATCCCTCCATTAATTTTATAACTTTAAAGCTGCAACTGTAACACTTGTTACTGCATCATAATCTACGCTTACATTTCCATCGGCATCATTAAACCAATCCTGCGAAAATGGGCCAATTATCTTTTCATCACTCGCTGGTACTGTAACAGTTGGATTACTTAATGTAATATCTATACCACCTATTGTTATTGTCTTTTGTATATTAAGTGTTACATCGTGTGAAGATGCATCTCCATTCTTTACATATAATAATGTTTTACCATTGTTAACAAAACTATCACCTGCAACATCTGCTGCTGAAAATGAAGGTGTTAACCCTGCTAAATCAAACTCCTGTAATGTTAAATCCGCCATTTAATTAACCTCCTTTTATACGTTAGGGTCAGTATCTAATGAAGCACCTGTTCTCTCAAACTCAAAACCCCAACTGGAAGGGTCATTGTTTCCTCCACCAATATCTGTCAAATTAAATGTACCATTAAGCCATTTTTCTCTGCCAGAATTGTCGTGCACTATGTGTAATGTGCTTTGCGCTGCTGCATCTGATAGAGTTTCAACCTCTGCCTGTCCTGCATCTTGTACACCAGCTTCGTCATAATACTCATAACCTTCTGCTGAAATTGTTTTAGCCCGCTGTGTTGCTAAGTGTTCAGCCATTCCATTGCTATCAAAAGTTGTAGTGTCTGAACTTTCCTTCTCTGTTGAAATTGTCAGCGTGTTAATACCTTTTATCGGCACATAAGCTGTTCCGTCATATACTTCAATAGTATAATTTCTTGCTAATACTTTGTTTGTAGCTGCCATTTTAATTAATCACTCCTTATATTTTTTTAACTTCCATTTCAAAATTAACTGAAAATCTGTGTCTGTTATTGTCATCTGGCCCGATATATATTCCCTGTGGCTGTATAGCCTGACACTTAATAACATACCAGTTACCAGATGTAATCCACTTTTCTTCTCCTAAAACCCCAATTTCTGCTATAATTTCATCAACCAAACTTCTTGCAACTCTTGGGTCACGTGTTCCTCTAACAATAATTTGCATAGTAGGCTCAAAATAATCTGTTAACCACATATCACGTGGAAAGCCGCCTGTACCTTGCACCATTACAGCAATATCTGGTTCAGCTGGCATATTATCTTGAAATATGTTACCACTTATGCCAGTTTCGTCATAAATTATGTCTGTTATATTATTTACCAGTCTTTGCATTACTTCATCCAGCATATTATCCCTTCTTCATTTCTTCTTTTATCCAACCTTCTATCTTTCCACTCATTGCTTTTGATGTAGTTTCAAGCCACTTGCTTTCTCTACCATTTCTGTAGTTTTTTGATACTTCGTGAGTTTCAACTGCGTAAGGCGTGTTATATGAGATGTAGAATATCGGCTTTTTGCGAAAATCAAACTTGAAATTATGCTTTGGCCATTGTTCATTTTCAGCTTGATTATACACAGTTTTTGGCATACCACTTAATCCATCTTGAGTTACAACTCCACTTCGCTCAAGCGTTCCTGTATCATGCGGTACTTTCTTATTAGACTCGGTTAATATTGATTCAGCAGCTCTCCAAGTGGCTCTGCCTGCTTTTTCTAATTGTTCATCGACTACATCATCAAACCAGTTGAACTTTGCCATATAATCACCTACCTCAACATTATCTCTACATTTGATAAGTTGCCAGTTAGTGCATTGTCATATCTGTTGACTGCAATCACTTCTAATGGTTTGCTTGTCCATTCAAAGCTAACTTCTGATTGTTCTTTAGGTTTGATGTCAGCAGAAGTATGCAACTGTGAAGGTGATGTAATTTCATTTCCTTCCTCATCAAAGGTTATTTTTTTCTTATGCACAAAATAGCAGTCTATGTCATAAGTGTCACCCCAGACTGGGCCATAAGCACCCTCGCCAAGATAAGGCTTAATTGTAGCTGTATGTGGTTGTGCTGATTTAGGTAACTTCATCGTACATCAACACCTCTGTATAAATAACCATTAAGCATTAATAATTGTCTGGCTCTAGGTGCTAATTCTGGAGGACCACCACCTGCATTTTGTCCTCTATTGCTCGCTGAAAAAGGACCAATACTTATTTCAGAGAAGAATTGTTGAGTGTTAAACTCATCGAATTGACTCCACCATTCATATTGCCTTACAGTAGCCTTAGACGCTATTTCTCCAGCTTCTATTCTACCTAAGGTATAATAGTCTATCAAGTCACTTGCTCTCTCTAATAAGCGTTCTACATCGTCTGGTAAGTTTGCTTCTGATACACCTAAATAGTCAGCTAAATCTGTTATTGTTGCATATGCCATTTAACCACCAACTTTCAACAAATTAATTAATTCATTTCTTGTCAAAGTTGAATAACCTTTCAATTCTCTTTTTTTAGCATAATCTTTTAAGTCTTCTACAGTTAATTTTTCTACATTTTCAAATTTTTCATCTTTTTGCAATCGCTTAATTGTATCTTTGTGTTCTACATTGTATAAATTACCGTCACTTCTAATAAATATCATTTAATCACCTCAATTATAGAGGCGGGTTTTGCCCCCGCCATATAAATTATTATTACTTAAGTTCAACTACTGCGACTTTGATATCAGCTACAGCACCTGTAAAAGCAGTTCCATCTGGATCAGTCAACTCAAGAGTGACTTCACCATTAGCATCTTTTACAATTCCACTTTCTACTTCACATAATACAGTAGCTCCTGCTGGTACAGATACAGCTTGGTCGCCATAGCCATTTTGCACAAAATCACCTGCGACAAATGTTGCTAATGCACCATTAACTGCATCAGTATTATCGACTAACACAACTAGCTTTTCATCTGCGACACCATATTCAAAGGTCTGTGTTGCACTACCATCTTCATATCCTACATCTACCCCGCCATTAAGTTTGGCTTCTACATTTGTTAGTGTTGCCATTTAATATTCACTCCTTATTTTTAGTTTACTCTGCTGCTATAGTTAAATCTAAGTTAACTAGTTCGTCTGGTCTGATTACTTTTCCGCCGTATACATATAATCCTCTAACTGCGTCAGAGAAACTATTTTCTAATCTTAAGCTTTCTGTATCAAGGATTTGCTCAACAAAAGCTAATGACCTATAACTACCAGCCATATCATTAGTGATGTTATTACTTACAAATACATCAAAGCCCATTGTATGCATTACAGCACCTTGGCCTAATGTTGAAATGTTATCTGTTGACTTATCAATTTCAGCTAACAACATTTTTTGATAAGTAGCGGGTTTTACTACCATCCATTTTGGTGAATCAGCTGGAACATTATTTTCCTGCAACCTTTTAGCAACTTCTGTTATTGTTTCATATACAGCCACAGAATTAAAAGCACCTTCTGTTACTGTAATTCCTGCATCAGTGTAAAAACCTGCAAGAAATTGGTCAGAAGCATCTGATAATCCATAACTTGCTTCGCTCATAGCTTCATCCATTTGATTAGCATTAGATTGAGCTGCATCAACATCGTCAACTTTGAATGCAAAATACTTCTCTTGGTCAACAGTTAACTTGATACTTGCATCTTCTAATTCTTCATAATTAATAGAACCGTTGTAATCATTAACTGACACTCTACCGATACTACCAATCTTGACACTATCACCTGCTGCTGTGATATTACCTTCGTATTCTCTGTTAGCAATACCTGCCAACACGTGTGATTTTTGTAGATTACTTAATAGTCTTGCTCTCCAAATTGTTGGTTTGAAATTTTCAATAGCCATTTAATATTCACTCCTTATTTTTGTTGTTGTGATAATACTTTACTTACAGCTTCCCAATTGTCATTAATCTCTTCTTCTGTCATACTGTCAACTTGCTCCATTGTAATTGTTGTGCCACCTTTGTTTCCACCTTTGAAATCATCTCCGGCTGATGAAGAATTATTTTCTAACTCAAACAAATAATCATCATTTTCTTTTAATGATTTCAATTGATCTTCCAGGCCCTTAACACCATCATCGGTTAGTTCGACTTTATCCATTTCTAATAATGCTTTAACTGCTTTAGGATTTCTTGCTTTATTTTTCAATAGAGCTTTATCAATCTCGGAATCCAACTTCTGTTGCTCTAACTTTTCCTGCAATTCAGTTTTAGTTTTCTCATTTTTTTCTTGTAATTCTTCAATCTTAGATTTTAACTCTTCGCTAGCATTAGTGTCCTCTTTAAGTTGCTCAATTTGTTCATCACGCTGACTAATTTGTTTTTCTAAGGCTGCAACCTTTTCTGATTTCTCATCAAATTTTTCTTTCGGGATGTAGTTCCCATCGTTAACGATTAATTTTGTGTCATCATCCAACTTTTCATTCACCTGTTCAAATAATTCTTCACCTAATAATTCTTTCAAACTCATATACTTCCACTCCTTATATTCTGATTTAGCGTTTATGCAGGTTCGCTCTCTGCGTCAGTCTTTGTTCTTTAGGCTCTGCAAATACCAAAAAAGAGCAAGTATTATTTGTATGCTTTATTTAGCATATTAATAGCGTCTTTATAGTTTAATTTTTCAACTTCAATATAAGCTTTTTCAAAAACATCTTTAGGAGACCAACTAATATACCCGTCTGGATATTTAACCTTATAACCCTTTTCTCCATTTTTGATTTGCGGTTTGGCCCTAATTTTTTTAGTACCTATATATTCTTTCATTTCATCAGCCATTATAATTCCTCCTTAAATTTTACATCTCTAACGCGGATGAAACGTAATTTTTATCTAGCAGTTTTAATCTGTTCTCGTTCATATTTTCTGTACCTTCCTGTTTCTTCGATAAATTCTTTTTGTTTGTCCTGCCATTTTTTGCGATAATTTTTAGCCTTTCTAGCTTCATCTTTTGTCATAGCGCCTGCTTCTCTGCGTTTCCATTTTCTGATTTGTCTTTCATTATACCTTTGCTGTTGCCGCTGCTGATAATTATCTGTGCTATCAACAGGCTCTGGTTTAGTAGTCAATCCTTCTACCCACAATGTAAGCCCATGGCTACAATTTTGATGGAATAAGCCGTCAGCTTCTGCTTCACTAACAGAAGGATATTCTTCACTTTTGCCACTTATACTTAATATTCTACCTTCCCATGGGTCACATATTGGACAACTTTCAGCGTGTGCTGAAACAACTACCAAATCTTCACCATTCTGCTGAAATCTATTTAATGAGCCATCTATTCTTGCTCTAGCAGCTGTAGTTCTAGTTGCCATTTCAGCATAAGTTTTAAGACTCCAACTTCTACCTGATTTATCAACAAATCCAGTAACACCTTTATTAGCAAACTCATTTAACACTCTTTGTGAACCTTCAACCCGTGTTCCACTTCCAGTTAGGACCGTATTAACTCCTCTACTGACAGCTTGCCTATATACATCATCAGCCTGTCTAACCATTCTTAAGTGTGTTCCTTGCAGATTATCTTTGAGTGCTTGAGTATAATTAGCAACTGTGGCTTCATCAATCTTACCAAAATCAGTTGTTATTTCATTAATATTATATACTTTTCGCAAATCAGCAATAGCATCTTTTGAGCCTTGATTATATAATTCCTGTATAATTGGCTGTAATTCCTTCTCATCAAAATTATCTAACTTAGTAACTATTTGTTTTTCAATACCACTCCGCAAAGTCTGCAATTCTCTTAGTTTTCTTAATTCCCATTGCTCAATACTAAGCGTTTTATCCTTCCTTAATCTATTTGCTATCCGCTGAATAATATCTCTTTCAGCTTGAGCATAGACCCGACCAACTTTTAATGTTAAGTCATCAATTTTAGCCATTTACATCACACCAAATCGTCTGGTTCATTGACTATCATTCCATTTTCCTGCATAATCCTATCAACTTCTTTTTGCTTCTGCTTATCAGTCCAATTAGAATTCAATTCATCTACCATAGCGTAT